TAAATATTCTAAAAAACTTCTCATGCCTGCAATTCATTGATTTTTGAATGTAACTTTTGTGCAAGTTGAGCAACTAAAAGTTTTCTACGGTTAATTGTAGAATCAAAAATTTCTTTATCTTCTTGACTCATTTCATCCGGAGATTTTTGAAACATATTTCTCTTGATAATTGTTTCGGCCAATTTCTTTGCTCTATCAGATAGTACTGCAGTGTTTATTGAAGGGACAAGTCTAACAACTTCCATTGCTTCGTCAAGTTCATCTGCTGAGAATGTGTTAATTATATCACTATTTTCAAAGGAAGTAAATAGCTCGTCAACTGAAGTTTCCATTTCCGCTATAATAGATTCTGTCATTTTAGATGACCAGGCAAGAGGTTTTTTAATTTCTTGTCTAAACGGAAGCATCTGGATTATTCCAGTGATCCCTGAAGCATCTATCATTCTAAAGAATGGCCACAATACTTGCCATTGCTTGGGGTCTGTATATTTCTTCCGAAGAACCTTTACTGCATCAACTACCGTTTCATACGGTGAATTTTTAACTTGAATTTCTGCAATTGAAGCAATGATTTCTGCCAGACGAAGCCGTTCGATATTATTTTTTAGCGCTTCGACGATCAGTGGTTCTTGGATTGAATGTTTTTTATAGAATTTTGAAATTTTTTCTAGTGTTTCAAACTGATGTTCTATGTTAGATTCTGTTAGCACTTTGTCGAGCAGTTTAATAATTTGGTGCTTTGAATAAAGATCATCAAATTCTTTAAACTGCTCGAGAATAAATTGAGATAGGTTTGACTCGAAGTTTTGAGTTTCATACCCAAATAGCTTAATCTGGCCAGACTCGAGTAAAGTAAAATCTTCTGTGTTTTGTTTAACTATAGTTTCTTCTGAAATAACATCTTGTATCCACTTTTTATGAATACCATTTGCAGATTCAACTGTAATGTAGTTTGAGCCTCTGTCGAGAATTTTTACATCTTCTCCAGTAGCTTGGTCTTTTACAATTTCTCCTATCAAAAGAATTTCATTATCTAAATATCGTTCTCTTAGAGTCTTAGCCATATTATCCATCAATTAAAGTGTGTAACATATTATTATTTAATTGAAAATTAATTATCAATAATCTGAGAAGATCTTAGATATGCTGCTAAGTCTTTTGTTTGTCCGACGAATACCGTATTATTGTTAATTGTTGTTGCTTCTTGTCCCGCCGATCCGGGTACATTAAGTTTTGGTTTGTGCGCTACTTCTACATTAAGCAATTCTACATTGGTTTCAACTAATGTCTTCATCAGAGTAGACATAACTTCAAAGTCTCTAGATTTTTCTGTGGAGTTTGCTATAATATTAAGATCAGACATGGCTGTCATACCACGTTCGATAATCTTTACTAGGTTACTTTTTACATACTCTCTTTGCGATTCTAGACTCGTAATTTCCGCAGCTACCGCAGTAGCTTTTATTTCTGCAACAGAACTATTTGGATTTACTTCTTGAAGTTCTACATCGAAGATAGAACTTAATGCTGAATTCATTTTTGGTGTAGTCATAATGTAGGATCCCCGACTTTGGGCATAATAGTAACCCAATTCTCGTCAATTGAATATATATCGTCTTTATTAGCCTCAAAAGGGTTAACAACTGCCGTATATTTAATATTATTGGCACTAACATTGACTTGCTTAATAACCTGTGCATTAGCACTAGAATCAAAATGGTTTTCTAAGTCAATAGAATTTAGAATAGGACCATAATAGTACGTCTTCATAGAGAAGGAATACGTAGTGATTATAGTTCGAGTAGTTTCAAATGAGCCATCAAATTGATCATCCGTAGATACAGAATTCAGCATCATTGGAATATCCTGAATTAATACTGGTTCTTCTAACATTTTGATGGACAAATTCATATCTGGGGCGAAGAACGGAAGAATCTGTTCCATAATTTGAAGATTATCTTCAACTGTCTTAGTGTATGAATACAGATTAAACGAAACCACATACGGTACCGGAGCATAATAATAAACTGTGTGATCAGGTGTAGAAGTAACAATCTTCTGCATTTTGTTTAATTGTCGAGATTGATCATAAGTAATGCCAGTAAGTTCTGCAGAGAGCCGTGGAAGAACTAACATTGTATCTTCATTTAGGCCCGGATCCTGCATAAGTCTGACTAAGAACTTTTCTTTTGATAAGAAAGAAATAGGCACATTAATAATTTTCTTGGTTACTCCGTCGACATCTTTTGTTCTAAGAAATATATTAGAAAAGAGGCCACAGAATGCAATAACTAAGTTACGAGTTGTGCCATGGTAGAACGGTACGCTGGTTATCATGATTAGGCTCCCTTAAATGGATTCTTTTCATCAAAGTCCATAATTTTTATGAATTCTGCTTTAATTGCATCATTATCGCCAAAACCGCGCATATCGTCGTAGTCCTTAGACACAGAGTAGTCTTCAAGTAAAGTATAACCCCCAGTTTCAAGTTCAAATGCACCCGAGCCATCTTCAAGTTGAATACACATATCTAATCTATTCAAGTTAGCACCAAAGTATTCATCAACATCGGTATGACCAGTATCAAATTTTTCATTGTTAAATTGTATTAGTTCTGCACGGAGTGTCCATACAAATTTCTTGGATAACTGATAATAACCTGGCTCTTCGTCTTCAACAAATACTATCTGAAATAAAGATTTGGAAAACGGAAGATAAATTAAGTCACCTTCATTCGGTCTCCATACTACTTTAAGATCTCTAGTTGGAGGCACAATGGGTACAACTACTTCTTCATATCGTTTGCGGGATACAATAAATGACATTGTATCTCTAATCTCCATACCAAATTTAGATAAGATTTCCGACTGACCCCCAGGCCCTTGAAAATCGAGAATATACATTTCTATTGTTGCATATGAATCAAAAGAAGAGAGTACATCTTCTCCAAAAATCTTATCAAATTTATTAATAGTGCGCGGAATATAAACCAGATCTAAACCAGCAATCTGAATTGACTCTATCGTCATCTTCTCGACTAGATTTTGCTCAGAGACGACTCCGGTTTGCGCGGTAAAATATGGATTAGTTGCCATTCTGTAATTTCTTGTATTCTTGATACACTGTGTTGTATTGAGCTTTACAAGATTCTAAAAGTATAATTAATTTTTCTGCTCGGGCAGCTTCCCTGATAAGAAATTCTGCATCGGCTCTATAAAGCTCTTTTCCTGTTGCTGCTGTGCAGGTAGATTCAGGGGCGGCACTACTGGGCACGTTTGTGACACTTGGACGCTCGGGGCGGTTGCGCAACTCACGAGTAATAACAGCAACGGTAGCATTAAGACTTTTATTTTTTTCATTTAGTAACCTCATTTGAGTTTCTGACTCTTTTTTCATGACAAGAGCAGCCAGATTAGATTTGATCTTTAAATCTGCTATAACAGCATTTCTTTCTGCTTCAACCGCGTCCCATTTTACCTGAACTGATGCGGCACCTTGATCATAGATATGATCATACACCATAAATCCAAGACCCATAACGAAAGCTATTGCAGCTGCTATAAGTGCAAGGCGTACATACAGTGTACTAAACAATGGCATTTTCACTCACAATCGAATCTGGTGTTTTACACAAAATATGTTCTGCATTACGACGCTTAGTTAGGCCAGGTAATGCGATCATTCGACCAGCAACTCTAGCTTTATTCCATCTTGGAATTTGATCACAAGCACCGATAATATCTCCAGCTTGTAATTTTCTAGCTAATGTCGATTGACTGGTATCGCATACAGGTTTTGGTCCGATGTTGTAAACCATGTCTGCAAATGCAACCATTTGATTTGCAGACAGATCAATTTTCTTAGTACAATTTTCAACTGCAACAACTGCATTCAGCATATCTTTATCTAATCTAACTTTACATTCTTCCAGAGAATATTTATGTCCTTTGACAACATTGGACGTAGATCCATAACACACCGTAAGAATCCCCGGTGGATCATAATATGCATATTGTCTAAGTCCTTCAAATGGAGCTGCAAGAGCTGTTGCAAGAACTAATACTATAGCTCGTTTTTTGTTTTTGTTAGCAGGGGTAGTCATTATGAACCTAGGTCTGGATCTTTTGGTTGTACTAATAATCTGGCCCACACAGCACATGCGACACAAATAAAACTTACTATGGCAAAAACGTTCCGCGGTAATGCGTCTACAAATAAAGGTAAAATAACCTCGGCGCCAGAAAACACACTTGCTGCTACTGCCCATCTAATTGACCAAGATTTCTTAAGGATTTTTTTGTGGTCTTGTAATAATTTTGGACGTATCATTATGTACCTATTTTCTTATTGTTAATGTCTAACATACTACGAGAGAAATCCGATAGGTAATTCCATATAATTGTCTCTAATTTCTTGTTCCGCGGCCTCAATCTCTGCAACACCTTGTTGCATTAGCGAAGAAGCATCAATCGTAACACCACCGAGTAATTGGATTCCCTGGTATTTAGAAGTGTTAGTTGCCCACTGAACTTTAATCTTGGCCGTAACTAATTTTTTAAGCATGCGGTCATTATAAACAGTTATAAATTCTTCGGGATCAAGAATTCTATAGCATTCAAAAATCAAAAAATCACCCGGATTAGCTAATGACCAATCCAGATCTAGAAATACTCTACCCATTTTTCTATTAAACCGAATCGTATCTATTGGCCGAAGAACTTGATCTATGAGACTGATGTGTTCCATTAGCTGTTCAAAATAGATCATAGAAGATGAACTAAGATTTTGAAAAGTCGACATTATAACTTGATACTTTGGATCAAAAATAAAGTTGGAAGAATTTGTAGCCATGAACCAAGGAATAGCTCTGATGATGCCTGTGACCATATCAGAGATTGGTACTGAGCCGGATTCTATATCACCTTGAACTGATGATACAAAAGTGCTTACAGCGCCAGAAGTTTGACCAGTAAGCACATCACCAACAGTTAAAGTCTGTCCTGGTTTACCGGAAATAGAATTAATTGCTCGGCAATTAAGAGTGTTACCAATGATAGATAATATAATGAAATATGTACCATCAGATTTAGTTACAACTTCACCCGGAAGAAAACCAATCGCTGAATCAACAACTACAGTAGTTGGTGTAATTTGGTGTTTTAGATAGATGCGCTCTGTGCCATCATAGTGAAAATCTTGAAAGAATTGAAGCGCTTCGTCGACTCGATCTTCTACTTGAGTCATATCGACTTCGATTGAGATTAC